TAAGCGCCAATAAGATGTATAAGTCCAAAGGCGTAGAATCCAAAACCCGGAATATACGGGTAATGAACGAAATGAGCGCGTTTTTGATACGTTTCATCATCAGGATTCCAATTCCTTCTGATTGCTAGGATAGTGCTCGTGCTCTTTTCCATCGTGACGATATACGGCAGAGCAATCCCAGTCTCTTTATCGTCCTCATCCCTGTGTTCATACCCCGGCAAGTCAAGCTCAACCTGCATCTCCAAGAGCTTGAACCGATTGTCTTCAGTGGCGCGGAATCCCAACTTTTCGGCAATCTTCTTCTCTACCTCGTCCATCGTCCGAACAGGTTCACCCAAATCAACGTCCCGATAGAACCCGTCGTGCTGAAGTCTGCGTACATCATTAGTAGTCTTACGCATCACGTGGGTAACACGCTCCGCAGACTCTAAGCTCGACGCACCGTACGGCACCACCACATCTTCAGCGGGTACGTACATCGACACTTGTCGATTTAAAGATGGATCAAAATATACTTTCTTGAAAGCGTTACCAGCTAAGCCTAGACCCCACAACATCCGTTCATGTTCTGGGCGATATTCCTTCATTACATCTGTGAGCTGATAGTTCATGTCATCACGAACGCGCTCTGCGGCTTTCTTTTTCTCTGGAGTCTCTCTACCAATGATCTGAGTTTTGACCGGACCCGCAGCGGGGAAGGTCTCCATCATTGTTTCTGCTTGGAACTTAACAACGGATTCTGCAAGCAACGGGTGATACACACCACATGCTCCGGGCCAAGGCTCCATGCGCTCTTCGATCTTTAAACCTAACAACTCAAGACCATCTACGTAGGTCTGAATCCAATCTTTACGGCTCGAAATATCTGTATCAAAATCGCTAATCAATTCCCCGGCAAGTAACTGCAACTCGCCTTCGTCCATGTCTTCAGCCAGATTTTTGCTGAATTCATCCTCGTCTACTTCTGGTTCTATGAGGATTTGGGTACCACCCATCTGGATACTTACGCTTTCTGGATCTTCAATTTGAATTTCGATAGGCTCTTCTTCCCCCACCATTAATTGGTCTAGTCCTTGGGGAGCTTGATACAACGCCTTGGCGATATCCATTCTATATCCTTAGTAATACGCGGCGCGTTTGCGTGATTTGAAGAAGCTAAATACTTCGTCTGGCTCGTCTGACGGCAAACGCAAAAAACCACCCTGCCGGAATCTTAACAGCGCAAGGGTAGTGGAGTCCACCAAGTCATCATTTGCGCCGCTAGGGAAATCATTGCACTCTTCAATAACTTCCTTGGCCCACCTGCGGTCAGGGGCGTAAACAATACCCGATGCAAACAAATCACTTACTGCATTTACCCTTGCTATCTTATCCTGCCCTTTGCCCGGAGTAAACTCCTGACACGGAATACCCATTCGCCTGAATTCTTGATATAGCGGAGCGCCATTGGACTTTTTCTCCACCATGAACGCATCAGGCTCCCATTCTTTGTACTCTTCAAGCACCATCTTCTTTAGATCGGGATACTCCATCCGTTTTTTGATGGAATTGAGCAAAATAATGGCGTGATTGTTGGTCTCCTCGTTATAGAAGACCCCCCAAGTTGTGAGCGCGTTGTAGTCAGACCTATTATTGGTCTCCTGCGCGGCGTCCAAACTCATAATTATAAAGTCACATGACGGTGGATCTTCTCTATCCCAGATCTTCCACCACTCCCTCTTAATTAGCGCCCCCTCTTCAGAAGTGGGGTTCTGCATGTACTGGGCGTTCCAATACCGTACATCAAGGGCAGCTTTTTTGGCTAAAAGTTCTTCAACCGGCCAGAATTCAGGCCATAACGCCTCGTCATTGTCTTTAATCGCCGGGAACTCGACCACTTCCCACTTATCTACGCCCTCTTCCCGATTCATCTGCGTCACAATCTGACCAGTCAGGTCCAATTTAGACCATCTAGTCATCACAACAATGATTGCGCCACCCGGCATAAGCCGCTGAAGAGGCCCAGACTGGAACCACTCCCAAGCAGGTAGAAAAACGTCGGGTCGTCCGGTTTTGGCCTCTTGTTCAGAATGTGGATCGTCAATAATGAACAAATCAGCGCCCCTACCAGCGAGAGCACCTCCAACACCAATAGCAAAATACTCACCATTGAAGTTCGTACCCCATCTTGAGGCCGATTTAGAGTCAGCCTGTAGTTCTATCTGAGGAAAAATATCCCGATAGTTCTCAGATCCTACTAAGTTACGCACCCTTCGCCCAAAGTTCACCGCCAAATCAGCAGTGTGCGAGGACATGATGATCTTTTTTTCGGGGTGTCTCCCCAGAAACCATGCCGGTGCAAGATAGGATATGAGTTCCGACTTACCATGTCGCGGCGCAATGTTAACTATTACACGTTTTTTTAACCCTTTGGCTATATCTTCAAAGATCTGAGCCAATTTCAGGTGGTGTGGGCCTACTTTGTAGCCCGGATAGACATGTTTTACAAAATCTAGGAATGAATTCTTCGCTAGATCCTGCGTTAGACCCGCTTCATAGGTTTTGATTAGCTCTAAAGTGCGACGTTTCTGCTTCTCCGGCATAGTTGGGAGAGCTTGCCGCAACAAAAATAGCTTTTCAGGGGTTAGCTGCATTGCCCTGCACTATTTCTCTGGCTTCTACATCAATTACTTTGGACTCCAGACTATCTAGAGTAAGCAGAAGTTCTTTTTCAACCTCTTCCATAGTCTGAATCTTGACCGTCATCTCGCTGCGTTTCTTAAACGCGTCAACGCCATCGACTTCGCCTAGCTTAGACAGAGCAGAAATACGATTCTTAGCGTCCTTGGCGTTCTCGACCTCCATCACCAGCTTGTTGACCACGTACATCTTCAGGTCTGAAAGCTCGTCAACGATGGATACGTTCATCTGAGCGACCATCCCTGCAAGATAAGCAAGGGTCTCATTTGGATACCGCCCAAATTCTGGGCGATGTTGGGGGTCGGTCATCATCATACGGGCCAAATCGTTGGCCTGATCTACGTTGTCTTGCGTAGGCGTGAGCACCTGACCCGTCAAGTCAGCCATTAGCTTCACAACATTCGCACGCATGTTCAGTTCCTGAGTGGCAGTCAACTCAGGAAAAGCTTCTCGCGCATTATCTGGAAGAGGAATGTTCTCTTCGATGGGAGGAACAATCGTAGTCATGACTGCAAATGTATCACAAAAATATATTTATGCAAGCAAAAGGGGAGGTTTGGGTCCCATAAGGGGGGGTGTTTCTATAGAACAAGGGGTGGGGGTGGGTTGGAAAAAAGGAGTTTTGGGGGGCTTAACTTTACATATTATTTGGGGGATTTTTTAGAAATTTACATAAGGGGGTCACAACGACGTGGGATTTGGGGAATTCGGTGGTTATTTGTGCATGTTCAAGAGTATGAGATGGCGCGGGTCCCATCGCGCGTATCCGGGGGGTGGGGGGCCGCACCCCCGGGGTCTGAGACCACTTCGTAGCGAAACGATACAAAATCCTCGGATTCTGGCAGATTGGAAACATGCAGACGACGGATGACACCGGATGGGCCGGGGTTGACGGCGTAGGCATACAGAGGAGAGACCGTCATGGTTTCATATCGCAAAGTCGGGGGGATTCACTTCTTCCGAGTGGGTCAGGTGGGTTTCACCTGTTACGTAACACGCAAGCACCCACCGGTGCTGAGTGACGCGGTGTGTTGGGGCGTGGCAGCGATCTGCTACGCGGTGTCTTGTTACCAGCTTGTTGAGATCTTCAACAACTGGTGATGCAACGGGGCGGCGCAAGCCGCCCCAACTTGGAGAGAGTCATGAAAAGAGTTCACACAATGGTCGTCGAGATTCTCGACTGGCTGTATGAGCAGGATTTGGATTGCTTGTACAAGGGCATCCGGTTTGATTGTGCAAAGGCGCTTCGCGTAGCGCCAAACAATCCGACATATCAGGCTGCATGGGAAATCATTAGGATTGGACTGGACGGCAATAACCGCCCGGTTGCATACCTACCCTAGCGGTTGGGGGTTGGGGCTTCGGCCCCGCCCCTTTTTTTGCGCCCACGGATCTGATGCCAGTTATTTGTAGTCGGGCGCGCATGAGAGCGGGCGTGCGATGGTCCGCCGCTTCGTAGCGAATCGGTACAGATCTGATGGGATTTGATAGATTGAATCCAATGCGACGGATTCCCTGTTGCAGACTTTGGAGAGGGTATCGTGAAAACGAAACTCAAATCAAACGCAGATATGTTGTGGCATATCTGCGTCACGCTCGATGAATTCCATGCCGATGGATATACCGATGCGGTATTCCTTGGGTGGGAAGAATTGGAAGATGGTTCTTATCAAGCCATTTTCCAATGGACTACAAAAGCTGGCAAGGTAGTCCAAGCGATTTGATAAACGGGGCGGCGCAAGCCGCCCCATAACTGGAGAGAGTGATGCCTGTCATTAGCAAAAAGAAATTGTGGGAAGCGCAATTGCGTGAGTATCCCACCAGCGAAAGATTAACAATCTTTGATGTGCTTGATCTTTGCAACGAGAACAATGGCAAACCGTGTGTGTTTGGATTTACCTTCATGAAACTTTGCCTTGCGTTGCAGTATCCCAACGTAGTCTATTACCGGATTCCATCACCAAATTGGATTCACCATTATTACTACGGTTTTAGGTTTGGGTTACACGGTAGCCAGTACGCGTCGATGTAACACGGAGGGGCTTCGGCCCTTCCCTTTTTTTGGCCCTGCGTTTTGATGCCAGTTATTTGTAGTCGGGCGCGCATGAGAGCGGGCGCGTCAGGGGTTGGTGGTTCGTAGCCAATCGATACAGAACCCGCGCAGTATGGCATCCTAAGAACATCAAGACAGGGTTCAACGCCCTAGTCGGGGCGACCTAAGTCTTGATCATGGAGAATGAAATGGCAACAACCAAAACGCCTAACGCTATCATCAAGTCAGCAATTGCTCGTAAACGCGATTACAAGCGTAGCATGGCAAATGCAATTCGGCACATGCAAGAGTATCGCGGAGTATATATCTCTGTTATTAATTGCATTGACGTAAATGATGACGACATGGTCATAGTTGATGAAGAATCAATTATATTCTCTCTTTATAATCTAAGTAGTCTTAAAGACGAACGCCTGTTAAATGGTCTATCAAAAATAATGGACCTGCATAATATACAGGATCGTGGTACTCACGATTATCCGGGAGCGTTGAACCGGGATTTCAAGTTCGTCATGGATTACATGAAATCTGATTGCACGACGGGTCGGATTTATATCTCGGTAAATGCCTACGTTAGTAGCAGTAGCACAACTTGTCGTAGAGTTCAAACCGGTGTTAGACAAGAACCAGTCTATGCACTTGAATGTGACTGATCAGCCCATCTGATCGGTGGCCCCGGGGCTTCGGCCTCGGGGTTTTTTTGGCCCTGCGTTTTGATGCCAGTTATTTGTGGTCGCGCGCGGCCATGTGCGCGTGAACCAAGCGCGTTGATTAGAATTCCAGTTCGTAATGAATCGATACTTAATCAGCGTGGTATGCCATAGTCTAATCATCGCAAGTCGCCCGACATGCGATTTGCGATATTTTCTTCAACCCATTTTTAAAGGGGATTAAAATGTCACAATCCGATTACACTCAATTCAATTCCATTGCAGACCTTGGATATAAACAAGCTGTGACTGGTGATACGTTGAGGGTGCAAGCAAAGTATGCTTTGGATGCAATTGTTGGTTTCCCTGAAGAAATTAGCAAAACAGATAAAGCTACATTGTTTGCGGGTTATCAACTCCGTTATTCGGAGATTAACCCGAAAGTCGATTATGTCGTGATCGATGGTAATTACCATCGCGTTGATGACTTGAATGACAAGATGAAAGAAAAGATTGACAAGCTGGAGCGTATTCAGGTTGGCGTCGATTTTGCAATGTCATTCAGTCAGCAACAATTCGGTGCATTGCGTGAGTCTGAACCAAACAAACATGCGTTGGTTAAGGTCGTGCGCGATAAGTTTAATACTTATGCGTCGAATAAACTCGGTACTCTCAAGTCTGAGGCTCGCAAATACCTCAATGAGGGTAAAACGCGAGAACGTGGTGCTACTAAGTCTTTTGCTGATCGGGTTGATATTACATTAGCCGACATGAAAGACAAGTGCAAAACCGCCAATGCGCGCGGTGATGCAACGGCAGATAGTAAGGCATTGGGTATTGCAATCGAGGCATTCTTGAATGCCTGGACTACTAGGTAATTAACTAATTACCGACTAGGGGGTCGCTGGCCGCAAGGTCAGCGGCCCCTTTTTTTTTGGCCCAGCGTGGCTGATGCCAGTTCTTTGTGGTCGCGCGCGCATAGGCGTGCGTGAGTAGGGCTGGCTCACTAATTAGTTATCCACGTGGCGGTGGAAATCCGGTTTTCCCTTGTTTTAGTTTTCTGTCTTGCACCGGCTTGTCTGCAAGACAGAAAATAGCATGAATGTTTTTGTTTGTCAAATCGGTTTTTTTGTTCCAAGCGTTCCTCATGTAGGAACAGAGAAGTACAGCGTAAGTCCTTGATTACAAAGGAATGTTCCGTTTGTTCCATTTGTTCCACGGTTTTTAGGGGGTGCCTAGATTTTCTGTTTTTTTCGCGTTGAGGCAAAGAAGCGCAGCCGATGCAAAATAAAAGAATGAAAAACACCCAAAAAACCCCCTCCCCTCTCAAAATCATGGAACATCGGAACAACCCTGTCTCTTTATAACTATTATATAATATATAATATATATTTATTATTAAAAATCAAGCACTTACGAACACTCATCCTACAAAAAACTACGAAAATTGTAGACTTACGTAAAACGCCAAAATTGGAACAAATGGAACAAAAGGAACAAGAATCCACCCCAAAAGATAGATTCTGATATCAAATTTTCTATCTCTACCCGCCAGCCCCACGAAAAAAAGATACCCCGAAGCCTGTGGTTATAAGTAAAGTTGTGCTATAATGTGAATTGGCACGGCGACTTCTCAACACGCTAGCCAACGCCGTGACCAGCATCGTTAACTAAACATCCACGTACCCGTGGAATCCACAAGTAGGAGTTCAGTATGGGCAAGCTCAAAGCGTTCTATCACGAAGAAATTTCTCAGCAGACCGAAGACGAGATGGGTCCACAACCCGATCTCCCCCAAGTATTTATTCTCTGGTGCAGCGAATACCCGGACACAGAGCGGCACATGATGGGCGTGTATGCAGACGAAGCGTCAGCGCACTTCGCCAGATTATTGTTTATACACGGCGATACTTCTGCCGCATACGACGGGCGCTTCAAGTATGAGGTTCAGACTTATGACTTGCAGGGGGCAGCATGTTGATACCTGAATGCGTCGACTGCGGCGAAGAGTACTCCACGGAGAGGTGGATGCTTGAGTATGAGTGTTGCCTCCCATGTGGAGAGAAGCGAGCGAAGAAGCATCGGCACACCATCGTGCCGCTGAACAAGTCTCACTACTTCCCATGTTTTGATCGAGAGATGCTCAAACAGTTGAACCCCAAGATTACGACAGGGATCTAGGCCGGTATTTCCCGGCCTAGATTGTCAACACGTGAAGTGAGTAATGCAGTACAAATCGGAAATTACTTTTCTAAACTATGGAGAAAACGAATGGGATATAGATCAAGCGTCGCGTACACGATCAGGTTTACAAGCGATGACGACAGACTGAACGAGCAGACGTTTTACACATTCATTGCCGAAGCCAAATCTAACGATAGCTGCCGGGCGGCGTTAGAAGAATGCGATGTTGATGAGAACAAGTTGCAGATCAACTATTACGTGGAGGACGTTAAGTGGTACGACAATTATTCGCACGTTCAGGGCCACGAGGAGTTGATTCAATTGGCTGGCGACACTCTTGAAACATACGAGGACACCCAAGAGTGCATCGGCTACGTGTTCGCACGTATAGGTGATAACGACGACGACAACGATTGGAGAGCCAAAGGCAAATATGATACCAATTGGCTCTGGGTCAGAAGAGAAATAATCAAGGACTGGTGATGAATGCCCCACTAAGAAGACGAGTAGACCCTCGCATTGAGTATCACGTGCGTACCGCCAAACGTGGCATGCCTATTGATTTGGAGAGTGCGGCGAAAGTTTTCGATCCACCCGAACGTGGAACTTGGGATGAGGTCAAAGCGGTGACGGACGTTGGCTGGTTCTGCTATTCGGAAGAGAAATTATCTGCTGACGATCATCTCGACCGCGTGGCGCGTGCTGGCTTTCAGTTTGATAGGGGGTTCATCACAGACGACAGGACATGGAGCGAATCGAGTTGGGTAATCAAACTATGGGAGAGGATGAAGAAATGAAAGCAATTGATCGTGCATTTAATTGGATGGCTGCATTTTGCGTTGGGTACGTCATTGGCGTATCCGTTGCGGCAATCGTTGTTTTTAACTAACCACAGGAGGATGGAATGCTAATTAAGAATGACTCAGGTGAGGTGGTACTCAGGAGGGACTGGGGACCAACAATGATAAGTATTGGCTATCAAAAGCCCGGACCAACGAACTGTCGCGTGGTGTCGTGGGACATGGAGAGATTGCAAACGTCTCTTCTCTTGCGGCACAAGGCGCAGTTTCGTGATCGGATCGTCAAATATTTTAGATTTGGGAGAGTGTGATGGAGCGTTGGATCATCATCAATTATTTTCCTCACGAACCTTCGCAGGTGTATGGCGTGTTCGCTAGTGAGGAGGAGGCGTTGATATACGCCGAGGTGCAGGGTATGGGGATGGGCGAGAACGCCTATGAGATTAAATCTATTCTTGACGTAAACGAGGAGTAATCATGGAAGACGCATTTGAGGCAATTTGGGGTCCACGTTGTGATGAGTACGAAGAGGGGTGTCCTACGTGTGACGCATGGCGCAGGTTCGACACGAAGGCTGCCGAAGAGCAGACGATCTTTGTTCGTATCAAACATGTCTACGGGACACGGATGGTCTACCCGGACTGTGACAAATCTCGCATCTTCGCGCAAATGGCAGGACACACGGTGCTGACAGACAACACGCTGGACTGCATCCGTAGGCTTGGGTATCTCATAGAAGTTGTACAAGAGAAAGTGGTGCTATAAAAAAGTTACCTCAAACCCTGTGTGTATATGTCAAGTTGTGCTATAATGTGAATTGGCAGGGCGTTCTATCGTCCCGCTAGTTCAGTTCTCATCTCAGTCTTTATTCAGTAATCCACGTGACCGTGGGAAGGAAAACATCATGTTTGCAAAGCCAAAGCATCTCATCAGCCTCGCAACGTCTGGCCTTTTGGTCAGCGTCGATGTCAACGTCTGGTCTGCGACCAAGCAGAACAAAGCGGTGTCGGACGAGGTGACTTCATCTAAGAATGCCTCTGCTGCCGCAGGGCGCTACACGCAGCACTTGCTGGCCGATCATCCCAAGCACAAGGCGATCTCCAACTATCGGCAGACCGTTTATAACTGGCTTCAGCGTCGCACCTACATGTGGAACAAGGGCAACCAATACTTGCCGCAAGTAGAGCTTGAGCGGTTCAAGCAGGAGTATGACGCTCATAAGATAGCTTTCGATGGACACGTGGAATCGTTTGTAGCGGAGTACGACAACATCGTAACGGCTATGGCGTTCACGCAGTCAGGTCTGGGCGACATGTTCAATCGTAATGACTATCCACCAAAGGAGATAGTGCGGGGCAAGTTCAACATGCGTTTGTTTGTGAGCGACGTACCTCTAAACGACTTTAGGTGTCAAATTGCCCAAGACATCGCTGATGATTTGTTTGTGACATATAGCAAGCAGACCGAAGAGATCGTCCAAGGCATTCTTCAAGATCAGCAGGATCGCTTCATCGAGGTCATGAAGAGCATTTCTTACTGTTGTGACACGGAGGAGGTCACGGGTAAGAACGGTGAGGTCAAGACGCGCAAGCGCAAGATCTATGAGTCCACGCTTGAGAAAGCGCGTGAGATGTGCGAGACCTTCAGGGATTTTAATCTTACGGGTAACGCAGAGTTGGAAGCAGCTCGAGCCGCACTTGAAGATGCGATCAAGGGAGTATCTGCGGATACGATCCGTGACTCTGACGCGGTGCGCTCGCAGGTGAAGGGGGATGTTGACGACATCCTCGGCAAGTTTGGTTCGTTTCAGTGTGTTTGAGTTTATTTATCAGTCCACCCTACCATTGAGGAGTATTTAAAATGTCAGCACTTAATTTCCGTCCAGTTGTCAGCATCGATGAACTGCGTCAGGGCATCCCCCTGATTGGTGAAGAGTTGTCTGTTGTTGTCTTATCCGAACCCGGATGTGGCAAGAGTTCGCTCTTGGGTATGCTCGCTGAAGACAACGGTGACAAGTGGCGCAAGCCGGGGCAGTATTTCCCTGACGACAGTAGGGACTATATCTACGTAGATTGTCCGGTCAAGGACATGAGCGACATCGGTATGACAATACCTGATCATGTCACCAAAGAGCTTGTCTACTACGTGGCGTCGTTGTTCAACCTGAGCGACCCGCGTCCGAAGGTGATCATGCTCGACGAGCTGAACAAAGCGCCGAAGCTCTTGCAGGTGATCTTCACCCGTATGTTGTTGGAGCGCATGGTCGGTGACAAGGCGCTGACTGATGGGTCGTGGATTATTGCAACATCCAACAATTCGTCAGATGGTGTCGGTGACACGATGCTCGCCCATGCAGGTAATCGTGTGTGTATCGTGGAGTTGAGCAAACCAAGTGTAAACGATTGGTTGACATGGGCGAGCGCCAACGGTATCTCTCGTGTCACGAGGGCGTGGGTTTCTATGTACCCGAAGTGCTTGCAGTCGTACAGAGAAGGAGATCACACAAAAGATAATCCCTACATCTTCAAGCCGGGGAATGGGGTGTTGTCGTTTGTGTCGCCACGTTCGCTTGCCAAGAACGATGTGATCGTGCGTAAGCGTGATAAGTTGAGATCCAACTTCGTGCAAGCAACAATGGCCGGGACTATCGGTCTGGCTGCTGCCAAGGACATGATGGTGTTCTTGGACATGGAGAAGAATCTCATAGATGTGAAGGACGTTATCAAAGATCCTAAAGGTGTCCCGGTCCCCGATGACATCGCGGCACAGTTGATGATGATGTTCCAAGCAGTCGATACGCTTGCGTCTCAGGATGAACTCTCTTCATTCATGGAGTTCGTGGAGCGTATTCGTTCGTCCGAGGTTCAAGCGGTGTTCTTCACCATGATGATGCGTAGCCCACGAGCAATCAAACTCGCACGTAACAACGCGAAGATCGGTGAGTGGGCGAAGAACAACCACGAGCTTCTGTGAGTGGTTCGGGATCGGGGTTCCCGGTTATTTCCCGGTCGGGAATCCCGAGTGTTAGTGTCCACCGTCAGGTGGAAAGTTAATTAATCAAGTAGAGGATAGTATGTCTAGTCAAGAAACTTTGTTGAAGCAAGCGCACATCGCGCTGATGAAGCACCCACAAACTGCCCTGTACGCAGGTGTCATGCTGATGGGAGAGAGCGCCGTGGAAGATGGCAACTTCACGGCTTACACCGATGGCGTCAATAAGAAGTATTGTCGTCAATTCTTAGAGAAGATTACGAGCGGTCCCAAGCGTCGCGGTCTGATCTTGCACGAGAACCTGCACGTTGCGCTCAAGCAGTTGCCGCGTCATCTGGACTTCTTCAAGGAGAACGCAAAGCTGGCGAACATGGCAGCAGACTTTGTGGTCAACGACATCATTTACAACATTACCGGAACCATTGGTAATACACCCGAGCGTATCGTCGAGCTACCTGACGGGGCGTTGTATGACTCGATGTTTCACGACTGGTCTATGCGTCAGATCTGGGATCATTTGAAGAAACAGAATCCTCCTCCACCTCCACGTGAGGGTGGAAAGGGAGATAAGCCGTGCGGTGGCTCAGGCGATGAGCCTGCTGATGATCAAGGTTCGGGGTCAGGGAAGATTGTCATCAATGGTAATGAACTCAAAGAGATCCCAGACGGTGGGTTCGATGAGCATGACTTTGAGAAGTTGATCGAAGGCATGGACCCGGAAGACATCAAGAAGATGGGCGAAGCAATAGATAAAGCTCTACGTGAGGGTGGAATGTTAGCTGGACGGATGGGCGGCAAGATGCCTCGTGCCATCAGTGATCTTCTTACGCCAAAGGTAGATTGGAAAGATGCGTTGCGCGATGTAGTGTCGTCATCGATCCGTGGCAAGGATGAGTTCACTTGGCGTCGGCTGAACAAGCGTCAGTTGGTCAATGATCTGTATCTGCCGAGCATCGAGAACGAGACTGTCGGCGAGGTGGTGGTCGCCATCGATACGTCGGGATCTATCAGCGGTGACATTCTTACGGGGTTCGCAACAGAACTGGCATCTATCTGTGACTTGTGTGAACCAGAAAAGGTTCGTGTTCTGTGGTGGGACACGCACGTGCATGGCGAGCAGATCTTTGAGGGCAACTACATGGGGCTGGCGAAGATGCTCAAACCTGTAGGTGGTGGGGGTACTCGTGTTGGCTGCGTTAGTGATCACATCGTCAAAGAAAGAATCAACGCAGACTGTGTGATTGTCTTCACTGACGGGTACGTGGAGTCTTCGTTCCTGTGGGATGTCATCCCGCCAACTCTCTGGATGGTGACCGAGAATACATCGTTCCACCCTCCCGTGGGCAAGAAAGTAATGATCAACAACGACTGAGGAGTATTTGAAAATGTCTGTACAGAAATTAATCTACGGTGAGTTCGCCACGGACTCACTCATCACCGCACTCACCAACGACACAATGGTGTTACCGCTCATCCGTGAGTTGAATCATCACTATGGTCTGATGGTGTTGGATCACAAATATGCCTACCATACAGTAGGCGCAGAAGGTAACTGCAATAGTTTTCATTTGGTCGAGAAGAATGGGTTCGCGCAAGGTCACGTGTACGCATGGGAGGAGGACGCGAAAACCCACTACGCGTACTTCACACCGTTTGCATCTAAAGACCGTGGCAAGACTGAGATTCATCGTCAGACTTGGACTAGCCACAAACTATCTTCGCTGATGGGTGCGCTGAAAAAAAGCAATGCGATCAAGCCCGATCTGGCGGTCCACAAACTCAGGCGAGCGGTGGACGGGCTGAAGAACCAAGCAGAAAGTCACTTCGGTAAAACTTATAAATCTCTAGAGCCGTTCACTGGCGACGAAATTCATCAGATGCTGAAAGTTATCTTGAACGGAGCGCCGTTGTTTGTAGACAGAAGTAAATGTCAAACAGCACTTGACAAATACAACGAGATCGATTCTAATCTGGTTGAGAGGAACAAAGAGATCACGAGGATGTTTGAGAATCCGTTCTATCTTCTCGCGGCAGACAAGCGTGGGCATTGTATGGTGGGTAAGGTCAAGCGAACCAAAAACGGTAGCGACCCGCACCAGAACGAGATCGTGCAATCATTCCGTCGTGTCTCCCAAGAAACTCTCTACAGAGAATTTACGGACTTGGTTCCGATCTTAACTATGTCGAAGGTTGCTTACGAGGGGACTGGACATAGTATGGTCACACCATTTATACCAAGGGCTGACATGTACAACGCTGACTTAGATGTTGCTCTTTACTATCCAACAAGTATCTCGGAGTATCACGAACAATGGATGATGATTCCGGTTGGGTGGTTGTGAAAGACTTCACCATGTCAGTAAGATTTGTACATCTTAGCCCAGTCGTGCATCAAAACGATTGGGCGTTAATTAGGGTTCCATTGCACCGTGAGGAAGGAATTTACACGGTTCATGTGGGTGACAATTACACACGAACGTATACGGACGAGACGCTGCCAGACTTGATTAAGATGAGATTGGCTATGATTCTTGCAAGCAATCAGTATGTTGTCAGGGACGTAGAACTTCTCAAGGCTGAACTGTATGTCAATCATGGACCTGTAGAACTACACGACATTGGTTGGCAATCGTCGGATTCGTATTTCTGTTTAGTGATACCAAAGAAAGACTTGGAGGAAATGAAAGGTGACACCGGAAGCAAAAGTTAAGGCAAATATAAAAGCCGTTTTAAAAGAGGAAGGAGTTTATTATGCGATGCCAATAGGTACAGGGTGGGGGAACTCAGGCGTACCTGATTTCTTGTGTTGTGTTAATGGACGATTCTTAGGGATCGAAGCGAAAGCAAACGGAGGTAAACCCACCGCGTTGCAAAAGAAGAATCTGAAAGATATTGAGTTGGGCGGGGGCTACACCGCAGTCATCAACGAGAATGCGTCAGATTTACAGTATCTTGTTGAGTTAATTAAACAGTTGAAGGAGTTGCGTCATGGATAAAGAATTGGAGTCTCTGCGAGATCTATATGCGGGGTTGGCTATGCTCGGTCTGATAACGAAAAGTGTCTACCGAGACCAAATAGCCAGAGTTTCATTTGAGATCGCAGATTCCATGTTAGTAGAACGTACCGGCAAAGGTATCGTTTCCGTTAAATCGCCCATTCCAGAAGGGGAATAAAGTGGCTAAAGCAAGTACTCTTAATCGCGCAGTTAAACTGCTCACGAAAGATCCGTTCATGTCGGTGGATGATTTCACCAAGAAGATGAAAGTCAATAGCAGGGCTTATGCGTATATCTTACGTAGTAAGGCGCGGGCGCTCATCCCGAAGGCTGACATCGGAGTAGCGGCAGATAATATGGTTGCAGGGGACGCTCCTCCAATCACAATTACTACGGTTACTCTTCCACCTCAAGGTGAGACGAAAACTATGACTATCCCGACATACACGGTCCCATCGTTTTTACGCGCAGACTCAGTTAATCACCCACCGCACTACACGGCTGGAGGGATAGAGACCATCGACTTTATCGAGGCGAAGGGTCTGGATTACAACTTAGGTAACGTGGTGAAGTACATCACCCGTGCGGAGCACAAGGGGGATAAAATCAAAGACTTGCAGAAGGCGCAGTGGTATCTTCGCCGTGCGCTCGACAAGGCTTGTGAAGAATATGCCGATCAGTCCGCTGAAGAGGCACAGCGTTTAGGTATTCCTGCACAACAGTAATACGCGCGGGGGGATACGTCTCTGACGTACCCCCTTTTTTGTGACTGTACTAGCCGTTATCTAATGTTTATAACTTTAGACTTTGAGACATTTTACGATTCGAAGATCAAACTCGGGTTCAAACACCAAACAACAGAGGAATACATACGTGACAAACGCTTTGAGGTAATTGGAGTAGGTGTCAAGTTTGACGGGGGGGAGGCCAAGTGGGTTACGGGGACCAAGGACGAGATCGCTAAATATCTATCCACCCTACCGTGGGACGATAGTACAGTCTTGTGCCACAACATGTTGTTCGACGGCGCGATCCTCAGTTGGATATACGGCATCAAGCCCAAGGCGTTGCGCGATACGTTGTGCATGGCGCGGGCGCTCCACGGAGTTGATGTTGGGGGTTCGCTTGCCTCACTAGCGTTGCGCTACGAGATCGGGGTCAAGGGCGATGAGGTGGTGGCTGCGGAGGGCAAGCGTAGGCTCGACTTCACCAAAGAAGAACTTGATGAATACGGGCGTTACTGCGTGAACGACGTAGACCTGACCTACAAGTTGTGGGGTCTGTTGTCTAAAGACTTTCCTCAGTCAGAACTAGATCTGATTGACATGACGATCCGCATGTTCACGGAGCCTGTGCTGACCGTGGATGATCAGATGCTTGAGGACAGACTAGACATCCTCGCGTTCGACAGACTCATCATGTATCGCAGAGTTGGGGAAGTGATCAAGGTCGAAGACCCAGTAGAGGTCATGAAGAAACTCAATAGCAACAAACAATTTGCAGACGTTCTCAAATCATTGTTCGGCATCGACCCACCGATGAAGATAAGCCCAACGACGGGCAAGCCCACGCTTGCGCTGGCGAAAAAGGACGAGGGCTTCCTTGCACTACTAGAGCACGAGAACGAGGAAGTGCAGATGTTGTGCGCGGTCAGGCTCGACACCAAGTCCACCCTTGAAGAGACAAGGTGCCAAAGATTCTTAGACGTTGCCAAGCGCAACCGAGGGCGCATCCCCATCCCCCTGAAGTACTACGGGGCGCATACAGGCCGGTGGTCAGGTACGGACAAGGTGAACTTCCAGAACCTTCCGTCAAGAGATAAAAAGAAGAAGACACTCAAGAACGCTATCTGTCCGCCAGACGGATACATGGTCATCAACTGTGACTCTTCTCAGATTGAGGCACGGATACTCGCGTGGTTGGCTGGTCAGGATGATGTAGTAAAACAATTCGCCAAGGATGAGGATGTGTATTCGATCTTCGCAAGCGAGGTCTACAACACGCCGATCACCAAAGCCAATCCTGAAGAGCGGTTCGTTGGCAAGACCTGCATTCTTGGGCTAGGTTACGGTACAGGCGCGCCTAAGTTGCAACACACATTAGCTACGGCGCAACCCATCAGCGTCAAGATTGACGACGAGGAGTCCAAACGGATCGTCAAGATCTACCGGGACAAGAATAAGAAAATCGTCAAGCTATGGGGCGAGGGTGACAAGATGCTCGACGGTCTGTACACGTGGGATGACGAGAGCATACCGTTTGACTATGGTGAACATGGCGTGGTCAAGGTCGATAAAACTGGTATCAGGTTACCCAACGGCTTGTACATCCGTTATCCAGAACTAGATAAAAAGACAGACGAGGGCAAGACGCACTATGTCTACAAGTCACGCCGAGGTGAGATCCCACTATGGGGTGGATCGATAGTTGAGAACGTAGTGCAAGCGTTAGCAAGAATAGTCGTGGGCGAACAGATGCTGGCTATTCAGCGTCGCTATCGTGTCGTGCTGACTGTGCATGACGCGGCGGTGTGCGTAGTACCAGAAGCCGAGAAGGACGAGGCGTTAGCATATATCGTCGAGTGCATGTCCACGCCCCCCGATTGGGGTAAAGATTTGCCGATTACCTGCGAAGCAAGTGTTGCACATAGCTACGGAGAGTGTTAATATGTACATTCGCGCTTTACAAACGGAACCGCTATGAGCTTCACTTGGTCGTTCTCTTCCCTCAAAGATTATGTTAACTGCCCAAGGCAGTACCATGAGATAAAAGTATTAAAGCGGTTCCACAAGCGCCCCACGCCAGAGATGACCTACGGAAACGAGGTACATAAGGCAATAGAAAATTACGTCAAGGACGGGTCGGAGCTTGCAAAAAACTACCAGCAATTTAAGTCCGTACTTGATGTGCTTGTAGACATGGACGGGGAGAAGTACCCCGAACATAGAATGGCACTGGACCGTGACGGCAACGCAGCACAATACTCAAAAGATTATTGGGTGAGAGGCATCGTTGACTTGCTGATCATCAACGGCGACAAAGCACACATCGTTGACTATAAGACGGGCAGTAACAAGTACGCTGATTCAAAACAATTAAAGCTTATGGCGCTGATGACGTTCGCGCACTTCCCAGAGGTTCAGCATATCAACGCGGCGTTGCTCTTCATCGTCAAAGAAAGTTTTTTGGAAGAAGAATACAAACGCGCGGACATTGACGAGTTGTGGAGTTACTTCACCGATGACCTCACCCGCTTGCGTATCTCATACGAAGCAGACATGTGGAACCCAAACAAGACGCCATTGTGTGGATGGTGTCCCGTAACTACTTGTGAACACTACAAAGACCGGAGGTAAGCATGGACAAAAGCGAAGCGTGGCGCAAATGGTGGTCGGAAACGCATGGCAAGAACATGCCTATGGGCGGGTATCATCCGATGGAAGGACACATCTATGATTCGTTCATGGCAGGGTGGGATGCGGCAGATAAACAATCTCAGTCTGAGATTACGTATCTCAAAGAACAGTTGCTGAGATCAAATATAAACGATGGGGCATACAAGGCTGCTTACTTGGCCGGTCAGATGGCTAAAAAGAAATGACCCATAACTGTCAGCAGTGCAGAGTGAACCCTGCGACACATAAAGTGCCGGTATCAAAAGGCAAGGGCTTTCGCTGGAAGTGCGAAACGTGTTTCAAGAAGATAGGCACAAGCGGATTTAAGGACAAGATCGCATGAAACACTGTTGGCCCAAAAAACTTTATTACGTTATGTGCCGCTGGGTTGCCGTAAAAAACGGCAGTAGAAACTATGTCCGTACACCGTCTTTGGGCCGAGCGCGGTACTACGCTAAGAAACTAAAACTCAAGGTGCGCCAGATTGATGTGCGTCAAATTGGCAAGAAGGCGTATGTTTTGCAGGGGAGTTGGCTATGACTGACCGCGAACTAACCCAAAAAGAGCTAGAGAAACTAATCATGAAGGTGGCAGGGCACATTGATGCGCAGGGAGAGAAAGTTTCTCTCATACCCAAGTGGGTCATGTATCGCCCCGCTGACTTGGAAGCACTTGGATTTACACACGAAGATATTGTTAATTTGATTAAGGAGAATCACGATGCCGCTTAAACCACACCCAACAGACCCAGACAAACTTGTATTTACAGCAGGTGATTACGCAGCACCAACCTACTTCACATCAGAACACGCCATGAGCATGACCCTGCGCGATTACTTTGCGGGACAGGCAATGCAAGCGTTTATTATAAGAGGAATCATTTCTGCCGAAGGGTTGAACAAAAAACAAGCCATAACAGTCATGGCCTACGAAACCGCAGATGAAATGTTGCGAGCAAAGGAAAATGATGAGATACGGCATCCTTGACGACGAAGGCAAGGTGATCCGGTGGGTCTGGCATATGCCGCCATACCCTCACATAGTCGAGCGCATCAAACGCAAACGTAAACCCAAGTTGGATTTGTCCAACGTACCGGATGCACTGTTTTGAAATGCCCTGAATGTTTGTGGCCGATGAAGACTAAAGATACGCGGCAGTGGAAAGACCCAGCCAGAGATTTTGATTGGGTCGAGCGGCGCAGGGTGTGTTCCTTGTGCAACTATCGTGTGATGACTATCGAGATGCCCAAAGATGTTTGGGCTAAATATACTGAGGAACAAAATGATTGATTATTCTGAACCATATCTAGGGGCTAAAAAATTCCTGCAAGATGTACATGACGCGATGCTGGAACAGGATTATGATGGTGCAATCTCGGCGGCACAGGGTGCATTGATCGAGGTACGGATGATCAATATTGCAATCCTTGACGCAAGAGACCGACAAGATGCCCTACGTAAACAAACCAAGGCCCTACAAGAAAGAGTACCAGCAACAGAAGGAACGGGGGGAACTCCCGAACCGGATGGAACGTCAGCGAGCACGGCGCAAGCTGGATCATGATGGTGTTGATAGATCAGGTAAAGATGTCGCCCACGTTAAAGCCCTCAGCAAAGGCGGTTCTAACGCTGACGGAATCCGTTTGGAAAGCCCGTCCAAGAACCGTTCATTCAAAAGAAACTCTCAACGTGCGTTGGTCTCGGAAACGAGCAAACGCGAAAAGAAGTAGCGAAGCAGTCAGGTGTGAGTGTGCTTCGCCGGGGGACGTGACGCCCCGTTTTAACCGCATCAGCCAAGCGGTGTCTTCATGATGCACTATCTCCTCGGCATGTCGGGTTTGGCCGACTGACCCCCGTAAGGGGTCACCTCTAGTTATTTAGTGAGATCTAGTATGGTAAATGAATATAATTGGCCGGGATTATACACCCCGTTCAAACACCAGAAAACAACGGCTGAGTTCTTAGCTACAACTGATCGGGCCTTTTGCTTCAATGAAGCAGGTACAGGTAAGACATCATCCGTCATCTGGGCGGCTGACTACCTGATGAATAAGAAACAGGTCAACCGCGTTCTCATCATTTGCCCACTTTCGATCATGATCACCGCATGGCAAGCCGACATCTTCAAGACGGCTATGCACAGAAGCGTTGCGGTTGCCTACGGCACACCTGAGAAGCGTAAGAAGATTATTCAGGGAAGCTACGAGTTTGTTGTGATCAATTACGACGGCGTGAACATCGTAGCCAACGAGATCTACAACTCAGGGTTTGACCTGATAGTCATCGACGAAGCCAACGCGTACAAGACTGTTTCTACCAAGCGTTGGAAAACCCTAAAGAAAGTGTTACGACCGTCCACAAAACTATGGATGCTGACAGGAACGCCAGCTTCTCAATCACCTCTTGATGCTTACGGGTTAGCAAAGTTAGTTTCTCCTCAATATGTGCCGCAGTACTTCACGGCGTGGCGCGATAGGGTAATGACACAAATCACGCAGTTCAAATGGGTTCCGAAGGTTGATGCTCAGAAGAACGTCTTCTCAGCACTTCAGCCAGCCATACGCTTCAAAAAGGCAGACTGTCTGGACCTGCCGTCAGTGATGTATCAGACAAGACATGTACCTCTGACACCGCAGGTCAACAAGTACTACAAGGGTCTCAAAGACCAGATGTTGATCGAAGCGGCAGGTGAGCAGATTACCGCAGTCAATGCGGCGGCGAAAATGAGCAAGTTGTTGCAGATCTCAGGCGGTGCAGTGTACACCGATGAGGGCGATGTCGTTGAGTTTGATATTAGCCCAAGACTCAACGCGCTGATGGAGGTGTTAGACGAGACCGACAACAAGGTGTTGGTGTTCGTCCCATACACTCATACCATCGATTTGGTTTCGCGTTTTCTTAATACTCAAGGAGTCATCAGTGAAGTAATTAACGGAAGTGTATCCCCACGGGAACGAGCAGACATCATCACCCGTTTTCAGTCAACGCCCGATCCTAGGGTGTTAGTCATTCAACCGCAAGCCGCATCACATGGCGTCACGCTTACTGCCGCTGACACTGTGGTGTTTTGGTCTCCCGTCACATCTGTAGAAACGTATCTACAATGTATCGCCCGTATCGACCGCGTAGGTCAACAGAACAGTATGACCGTGGTTCATCTGCAAGGCTCAGAGGCTGAGCGGCGTGTCTACGAGATGCTGGAGGGCAAAGTGTCATCCCACGAGAAACTTGTGGATCTGTACAAAAAGGAGTTAGGAATTGGACAGGAATCTTGAAGAATTAGTCAAAGCCTACTTGACTATTAGAACCGAACGTGAGACACTGAAGGCTCAGTACGAAGCCGACGACAAGGTGTTTTTGGACGATATGCTGGCTATCGAGAAAGAGATGCTGGTCATCTGCAATGACACCAACGCGAGCAGCATCCGTACTGGAAGCGGCACAGTGATCAGGAAACTTAATGAGCGTTTCACGACGAACGACTGGGATAATTTCAAGAAGTTCGTCATGGAAAACGACGCGGTTGATCTGTTGGAACGCCGCATCCATCAGGGCAACTTCAAGCAATTCATGGCCGAGCATGAGCAAGATGGCTTGCCTCCCGGTGTGAATGTAATGAGGGAATTCGGCATCGTAGTCCGCAAACCCTCCAATTAGTCAACTTAGTTAGGAATTATTATCATCATGGCAAACGACTTAGTAACTCTTCTCGCTAACAACCCCGCACTTGTCCAGACCGGTCTGGATGAAGATACTCTTGCCGTATCGGGTGGCGGCGGTGCGTCACGTAGCAAACGCATCTCTATCAAGGGCGGTGTGTTTCGTTTGATGTCTGGCGGCAAAGAGATCGGTGCGATTGAAGATCGTCACATGAACGTGATCTTCGTGAAGATGGCACACCAAGCGTCCCGTATGTACTATCAGTCGGGATACCAAGAGGGGCAGAAGATCAGCCCCGCATGTTGGGCTAGTGACTCAAATACACCTGACCCCGAAGTCAAGTCCCCGATGGCATCGAAGTGCAGTGAATGCGAGATGTCAGTCAAGGGTTCGGGTCAAGGCGGTTTGGGTAGTGCTTGCCGTCTGTCGTGGCGTACCGCTGTAGTATTGCCTAACGATCCAGCAGGGGATGTAATGCAACTTGTGTTGCCAGCCACTTCTACCTTTGGTAAAGAAGACAACGGTCGGTTCCCGTTCCGTCCATATATTCAGCACTTGGCGTCGCACAATGTTTCCGCAGGGCGCGTTGTAACCAAGATGGCGTTTGATACTAAATCGCCAACTCCGAAGGTGGTGTTTTCGCCCGCTGGTGCAGTACCAGAAGCTGACCTTGAGACTATTGCACGACAGGCCAAGAGTGCGGCGGCTGAAGCTGCGATTAAGATGAACGTCTATCAGCTTGACGAAGGCGAAGCCGAGGTTGAACCTCAGAAGCGTTCCGTTGCCAAACCCGCTGAAGTTCCTGAGAAGGACATCTCGGATGTGGTTAAGAAATGGTCTAAGAAGTAATGTCCAGAACGTACAGCGAACCTTTTTTGATTAAGCTGTTCAAGGCCAACCCCCATAAGCCGGGGGTGGCTCTGGCTCTGGCTTGCGTCAAGGCAAACCTACCAGCAAAATACGTTGCTGATATTCTTGATGTGAGTCGGATGACGATCTTCAATTGGTTTAACGGGAAACAAATCCGCGAGAAGAATATCTTAAGGATTGAAACCCTAACGGACATCATTGAGAGTGACACGGCGAAAGGGATTCTCCCTGCACGTAGTACGATGGAGGCCAAACTCTACCTTGAAGGGGTAGTAGGGAGAGAACTTTCTGACGAAAGATAGCTACGGGGGGCAACCCCCGTTGTCCTAACAAAGCGAGGGCGACCTCGCTTTTTTCAACTCTGCGAGACATGTTAAAACAATTTTACGAGAAAGCATTGCCCACGCAGGGTGTCTATTGTGTCAGCGGTTTTGATATACACGGAAGCATCAAGAACCGATACGCAGAGACACTCGACGGTGTTCTGGAAGAAATTGAAAAGTTTAAGAGTAATAATCGAAATGTCTCAGTAGCCCTAGGCTCCTTTGACGGATACAGCAGAAAGGCTGCTGACTGTTTATACGTTAGATCATTCTTTATCGATATTGATGTAGGTGACAACAAGTCCTACACAGATAAAGGCGACGCTCATGTAGCACTATTTAAACTGATAGGTGCTACGGGTTTACCCGATCCAGTGGTTGTCGATTCAGGTGGTGGGCTACACGCTTACTGGCTGATGGATCAAGACATTCCGGTCGATGAATGGAGGGTTTTTGCAGAGAGATTTAGAACCCTCTGCATGGAGCACATCACTATCGACCCCGTGGTCACGGCAGATGCTTCCCGGCTACTACGAGCGCCAGAGACTTTCAACTATAAATACAACCCACCACGGCTCGCATCGTTCATCACTGAGGAATTCCCGGTCTACAGTTGGCAGGAGTTCAAAGAGTTCTTCGGTGAAGAACCGTTAAAGATCGAAGCGCCTGTTCTTGAAGTAGCGTCGAAGGGTCTGGATGACGACACTCTTCAGATGCTGAAGTTGGACAACTTTACGAAGAGCTTCAACAAAATAGCGGCAATAAGTATTGAGGGTACAGGTTGTAATCAGATAAAAAATATTCTGGTGAACGCCGCCACAATACCGGAGCCACTGTGGTTCGCTGGCCTATCCGTAGCCAAGTTTTGTGAAGATGGCGCGACTGCTATTCATTTGATGTCGGAAGATCACCCGGAGTATGACTACCATAAAACAGAACAAAAAGTTGAACCTATTCCTGCCCCTCGAAAATGCGAGTGGTTCATCAGTAACTACCCTAGTGGATGTGATGGATGTCAGCACAGAGGCAAGATTGCAAGCCCCATCCTCCTTGGACGAGAACTCAGAGTTGCCCCGCCGCCCAATACGGAGGAACCAGTTTGGGCGCAACCGGATACCAAAACTATTCCAGAGTTTCCCGAATTCCTGATGCCATTTGTGCGTGGGCATAACGGAGGGATCTACTTCCTGCCAGCACCCACCGTAGATAAGAAGGGCATTAAACATCAGGACGACCCGATCCTGATCCTACCTCACGAGTTCTTCCCCATTAGAAGGATGATGAGTCCCCACGATGGCGAGTGTCTGCTCATGAGGTTGGTACTACCCCGCGACTCTATGCGGGAGTTTCTTTTGCCGTTAAAGCATGTCTACGCGCAGGAGACTTTCAAAGCAATGATGGCGTACAACGGCGTACTTGCCTCAACGCTCAACACTAAACTTTTAATGGACTACGTTGTGAAGTGGGGTCAATACATGCAGACAAACACTGTGGCGGAAACTATGCGTATGCAGATGGGATGGACAGAGGAAATCACAGGCGAAAACTGGGCAACGCGCAGCTTCGTCATCGGCAACAAAGAGATCAACTACAACGGAGAAACTTTGGACGCACCTTCATCACCTTTCGTCAAAGGAATTGCTAAATATCTTAAACCTCAAGGCACGTATGAGCGGTGGCGCAGTTCGTTTGACGAGTTGAACCGACCTCAATTTGAACTCCACGCATTCGCTGGTTTGGCTGGTTTCGGTACAGTTTTGATGCCTTATACGTCAACTTCCGGTGTCGTAACGTGCCTTTTAGGTAAGTCGGGGTGTGGTAAGACCGGTGCAATGTACGCAGGATTGAGTGCTTTTGGGAACCCTAAAGAGCTATCTGTGTTCGATGCTACGGAGAACGGACTGACCGGACGATACCTTGGGTTGAAGAATTTGCCGTTCGGATTGGACGAGGTGTCGAACCGCGAAGCCAAACCAACGTCGCAGTTGGTGCATAAGATCTCCCACGGCAAGGCGAAGATCAGGATGCAGAGTTCAATCAATGCTGAGCGTGAGCACGAAATGTCGGCATCGCTGATTGCTATCTTCACTACCAACCAATCGATCTACAGCAAGTTTGAGCAGTTCAAAGCAAACCCTGACGGAGAGGCTGCGCGCCTTATTGAGTTTCTAGTCCACAAACCTGATGTACTTGAGGGTGCCGGGGGCGCTGCTTTGGGTGCGAAGATCTTTGATACCTTCACGTACAACTACGGACACGCCGGTCCAATGTTCATCAAAGAACTATTTAAGTTGGGCGACGCGTGGATCATCGACGAGATCAGCAGGTGGAACGCTCGGTTTCTCAAGAACTTTGGCGATAGCTCAACATATCGTTTCTATCAAAATATTGTGGCGGCAGTTTTTACCGCTGGTACGATTGGCAACAATGCAAATATTTTTAAACTAGACCTTGACCGTATCTACCACGAGGTCATTCGTTCGATGATTGAGATCCGTGACAACGTGGTCAAGATCAACCGCACTGATTACCCGTCTGTGATTGGCGATTACGTCAACAAGAACATGGGCAACATCCTAGTCATCAAGGACGGCAAGGTGACGATGGAACCGCGAGGCGCTATTGTTGGGCGCATAGTCAGCGAGCAGAGTCTTTTGCAGGTCTCCAAGACTGACTTCAAGAAGTATCTCAACGAGCGGCAGATTAGTTCACGTGAGTTTGAGTTTGAGATGGCGGCTCAAAACATCCTGATCGACAACAAGAAGGGTCGTCTGACTACGGGTTGGAAGACTTCAATTAGCGTAGATCCGACTCACCTATACTGGTTCAAGACCCAAATACCGGAGGAATGGATTGACACCGGATCTGATCAAGGAACCTGAGTGGGTGTTCCCTTTCATGGGGATGAGAGTTGGGGATAGTTTCTTTATCCCCACCCTGCGTGTATCTCAAATGATATACGCCATAGATACCGCTGCCAAAAAAGAAGGGATGCGGTTCAAGATATACCCATCAAGCAAGGACGGACACATGGGTGTCCGTGCTTGGCGTACAGGTTAGGGTTCGACCCCGTAGGCTCTGTAAGACATGATCAAATTATGTTTGATCAAGTTTTGATGGTAGGTCATCACTTTAAGTAAAGACTCTTGGGTTTTAGGACTCATATTTTCATCTAAACGAATTCTTTTGGCTTCCGCTCGCAGATCTCGCAACTCGCCGTTAACATCCTTGTCGTACATTTCTACTAACGCCCGATTAAATGGATACGCCATATCGTAACGCGCAGCCATCAGCGGGCTAGTATCAAACATCTTGATTTTTTCTTTCATATCAAGAATCTGACTTTCAACTTTGCTGAACTCGCGGGAGTCTACGTTTGACTTTGAACCGAAGAAAGAACCAAAAAGCGGTAGATCTGTTTTGGGATCGAATGTTTTTCGGTCGCTTGACATGTTGTAGATGGCAGAAGGAAGCTCTATAAACATACGAGCCGCACCGTCCGCGTAACTATTGGACAGGAAGTACAAGGTGTTAGGGCTTACGTCTTGTATGCCAATAAACGAACCTATGCTGCTGTTGGCAACCCATCTAGACGCATCTTTGTAGATCTGAGGAATACGGTCGCCGCCAGTGTAAGCGTCACCCATACGACGGTTTTGATCGTTGTAGATATCTTGTCCAAGACCATTTTTATTGAGAGCAAACTCAAGGACTGGACGTACTACGCTAGGCATAATTGAGTCCAAGAAGAACTCAAGTGGCATCTCAGTAGGTGGCATCCGTGAGATCGGAATTGGGACGAATGAGTCCAACGAAATCTGTAGGAAGATGTTTGCCAAAGCCTCTTTGACTGGTTGCTGCCCTGCAATAGCAGATGCTATTTGCGCACCCGACGCAGCAAACGCGCCAAGTCCAAAACCCCAAGGTATCTGGATAACCACGGGCTTATTCAGACCCATCGCTTCCGTAATCGATCTGGGAATATGGAATCGCGCAAAGCGGGTCCACTGCTGCATGTTGTCTGTCAACACTGGGTTGCGGCCCAAGTCATCGTCATCGTCAGACATCATATACGCCATCGTATATGCCAGCATACCAGCGCCCATCAACGAGGCGGTCATGATCCGGGCATTTGCCTGTTGCTTCATGTAGTTCTTTCTGTACGTAGCAGAAGCAACTGGATCATCTCTGATAGTTTCAGGCAACGTCAACTTTATCGTATCCCAAGACCGCATGTCAAAAGCAGGAGCTACAGATTGGATAGCCCTTACCGCACCCGTAGCAGATGGACGGAAGAACATATAAAGCGAACCTAAAATTTTGCCGTACTTCCCAACCTGCTCAAAGTTAGCCAGATTTTTGGCGTAGTCTGCTGCTTTTTCTTGTGCCGCTTCTCTAGACAGACCTTCCTTCACGGCATTTTGCTTAGCAACCATATACGCAGCAGAGCGACTGGCAACCTCAAACATGTCCGTCCACAGATCAAGGAACCTGTTCAAACCCTGCACGGTACTTACGATGCGGTTTTTGCCGATTTCTTTTTCCAACTCAGAGAAGTTTTCTTTCAGAGACAGCGCTTGGGTGTACGACACCATGCCGCCCTTATTCAAGAATTCAATCATGGCACGAGTATGGGCATCCCCAAATTTTGCCAACCTGTCGTACTCGGCGCGTTTATTTGGGTCAAGACTTTGGTGCAAAACAGCAACACGCATTGCCTTTACCAAACCGCCCTGAACAACTATGGATGAAATCTGTTTTATGAATTCCGCAGCTTCCCTTGGCCCCATGTCAGCGCCAATCGCAAACGTGTTAGTTAACGCGTCACGAACGAAGTTCAGCGGAGCAAAATTAAAGTTGTATCGCGTATGTATTGCACCGATAGCACTAGTGATGTCATTAGCAATTTTCCACACGGGGCTTGTGTCCCTGTATGTGCGACGAATGCTCTCGCGCATTTTGGGATCTTCGATGATGAAGACTTCGATGCTGCCGTCCGTGTTGTAGTGAAAGATTGACTTGCCTCTGGGAATACTGTTCAACCATTCACGGTCACCACGTTCCTCAAATGGCACTGGGTCTTTAAACCGAGCACCTTTTATCAGACCTTGGTTAATGGCGTTTTTAATGGCAAGCGTCACATTCTTACGCCCTGCTCGCGTGGCGGCGCGGGACGCATCGATGATTGATTGCTGAAGCGGATTGTCTGAGACAGACTCACGCCCACCGAATTCTGGTTGGAATTCTTGGTGTTCTCTACCCCTGTTGAGGCTATCAAAATCTAGCTGTGTATCTACCGCTAGCGGTTTTAGAGTACCTTTAAGTGGTACATAGTGTTTGTAACCATAGAAGAACACGCGGTTGCTAACCGGCTGCGACCAATAATTAGCTTCTTTATTAAGCTCCGTGGTTACCTTGTGCAGTTGCTGCACTTGATTCAGGATGTCGTCAATCAGATCCTTATTGGGCATGTTCTGATATTGCGCCCGAACAGCAGCAGAAGCAGCCGGGGTCATACCCGTGACATTATAAGTATCATGGTTGATATCGATTTCCATACCGGCCCATCCACCCACAAGGGCGTATCGACTATTGAGGAACCGGTTCATTTTGTCAGATATTCTTGGGCTGCTGCCTTTTTTATCTACGTAAGTCAGATTAGGCACACGATTACCGGCGGCATCAGTCGTAAAGACAATGCTCTCTAACTTGGCACGAAGTGCTTCGGCTTCTGTTTTATCGAGTCCGTTGGCAAGTTCTTGCTCTGTATACGCCCGAGTATTCAAGTAATGAATGATGTCTTGCCGTAGATCCGCTGCACTGATAAGCCTATTAGTACCAGCTTGGATATTTGCAACTTTACTTAACGGTACGATCAACAGATATTTAACCATCCGACGTTCTGGCTCGTGCAAACCCTCCATAATTTTATGGATACGTTTGAGAACTGTGTCTGTGTCAATACCTTCTGCTTTGGCGTACTTAGACAGCGATTTATTTAAATTATCTGCTAATGGTCTTACGTGCCTTATGAGGTTATTTTTACCAAGAGAAGTAGCAAGAGTGATTGCTGTACTGATTGCGTTGTACAAATCAGGTTGATTTACTACGTCATATACAATTTTATTAGCACGGGTAAGCATCTCTTGCCACGTTTTAACTTCAACGCGGTCGTTTTGGAAATTGTAAACTGCGGTTTTGTAGTGCGTAGGAACACTCAGCAGCCGACTAACAAATGTTTTGCCTTTTGTTTCTTCGCGTTCTGGCCGAGGAGCGTAGTCTTTTGATTTGTCGTCAAAGATATCTACATTGGTACGTAAATTCTTTTGCGCTTGTTTTGGGGCATTTGGCGCGTTGGCTTGGAGTTGGCTGATGTCAAACCCGCCCCGAGGCACGGTCAAAATCTGATTGAACGCTTCGGCTACTTCTAAGAACAGATTGATTTCGGCAGGGAGACCACCAATTGATTTCCCCTGTTTGAGCAGATACCTTTCGCCCTCAATCGTTACTACTTTGGGGATCTTGGCTTGCTGCCGCGCAGCGGAATTCTTGTTGAATTCTTTCGGGTCGTAGCCAATGATGTCAGCAATTGTCCGAGTAAAATCCGACCAAAGCGACCGGCTTTTCTTCAGTATGCTTTCAATAATTGTGCTTGACGCCCAGTTAGAAGCCGATTGACTGTTACCAACTGGCTCTAGTTGAACTTCACCGTTTTTCAGTTTCTTCTGTAGTTCTGACTCAAACTTTTTGATTTTTTCACTGGCGAACGAAGCGCCTTGTGCGGAGTAGCTGATGTCAAGTAGTTCTTCTTGGAACGTACGGTCCGTCATCGAGTACGAAACGAATTCGTAGAGATTCTCAAAAGCGTTGGGGTAGCTTTCACCAAGGTACTGCTTGGCTTGCTCCATGATGTTTTCGAGATGCGCGGCTGCTTTTAGCTGAGTAGCTGTGAGATCTTTGTGGAACGCTTTGCCACTAAGGTACTTGTAGAGCACTTGAATCGTCGCCGCATGAACAGTCTCATGCAAGATTGTGCTGTCGTCTAAGCCAGCTTTAGTCAGATAGATCGTATCCGTCATCGGATCGTACGCGCCCAACGCGTCCGTACCTTCTGCTACTTTGCTTGGTAACCTTTCGACAATTTTGATCTGCGTTTGCAGTTTCATGTCAAACAAAATTTGACCAAGCGCAGCCGTAATAGTGTTTACGCTTTTGCCAGTTTCATCAACAGACCCTTTTTGCGTACGAAGGTACTGTAAAACTCCTTGTAGATTGTTAGCGTTGATTTGATTAATTACATGTTCAGGCAACCTTGACCGAGATTGAAAGACCTCTCTGGACGGCATACCAAGATTAGCAAGTTCTTCAGTAAATCCTTCGACTAACTGATTCTCTTGCTCGATCAGCGCCTGATATTCTGCCTTCTCTTGTTCAGTCGCCGCGTTAATCATGCGGCGTTCATGGTCAATCAGGCGAAGTTTAGCCGCTTGGATCTGATCGTTTATTTGTTCTCTGGCTACTTCTTTGTTAGCTGGTTTGTTGATGATCTCGTTGTAGCGTTTTGCGGCTTCGTCAGCTACCTTTTGCTTCTCAACCAACTCGGCGCGCAACCGTGACTGCACCTCCGGATCGGTGGTGTTTTCAACTTGGTTCAGGAGTTCATTTACGGCAGCATATGCTGCATACATATCCTTGAATGGATTCTCAGCGCTGTTGCCAATAGTGTACTTCCGATTGATTTCGGCAATATACTTTCTGGTGGCTTCGCTTTCAGCCGCAAGGTTGGCTTTACGGTCGTATACCTCAAATTTATTTTTACCGGATAGTTCTTTTATCTCATCTTTGATTTGCTCAGTAAGTTCATCTTCACGAGCAAGTGCCGCTTCATCGTTAATTTTTCTAGCAGTAGATTTCCTGCCTTCAGAAAGCTTAAGCGCGTCCTCTAGCCGCTCTATTTTTGCAGTAATAGCCCGTGCTTTTATTTTTAAAACAGTAGAATTTCTTGCTTCTTTTAATTCTTTTGTGAGTTTAGCTATTTCTTTGTTATCGCCTTTTTCTTTGGCCGCAATAAGCTTGTCTTGAATATCTTTAGGTAGTACGTTACTTTCTTTGAGTAAAAATTCAGCAAGTTTGAAGTAGGCTACATCTTGTTCAAGTCCGCCACTTTCAGCGAATGAATTTCTTACAAAATTAGCCCTACCTGCGATTGATAGTTTATTCCAGCTAGGAAATTCAAAGCCAAACAGTTTGCTAACAATCTTACGGTTCTCTTCGTAGTTATAAGCAATCGTAAGTTCATTCTCGTCAGCATCTTCAAGTTCAGCAATTGCTCTTAATGTTTTCAGTTCTTTTTCAAGCGCAGCAATTGCTGCTTTGTCGCCCTCTTTTTTGGCTTGTTTAAGTTTATTCTGAGTGTCGGTAAAAGTTTTGTAACCTTTAGCACGATCAGTTTTTATTGCGCGGTACTTTTGAAGTACACGCCCAGCCTTCCTGTATTCGCCTATGTTTCGTAGCTTAAACCAATCAAGGTTTGATAGTTTTTGTTCGGTAGACGCGTCAATATCACTTTTGATCTGGTCATTTATATTTGTAACCTGATCAAAAAATATCTTCTTTTCGGACGGCAAAATATTTGTCCAGTCCGGTATAGCGTAAATCCTTTGCCCGTGGTCAGTCTGTCTTTTTTCGACCGCCGTCAAATTCTCAAAGATATCTATTTCTTTATTTAGAGCAGCATAATGCTCTGCGTC